TGATTACCTTCATCTTATCGAGCATAATATCCTTGAGAGCCTCGATGGACTTTGTGAGCTCGAACATCGTGGCAATCTTTGCCATGGGATACTCATCAAAGTACTTTAGAGCCTCTACTCGCTTGGAATGAAGTGCCGTCTTGCTCTTCTCTGTTTTCTTGGAGTCAATCTCTTTTTGGTATCTTGCGTGAATGAAGTCATGGAAACCAGAGGCCATCTGCATCGGCGTGATATCCTTGTTGTTCTTGCGCACGATAGAGTTGATGTAGATCAAAACAAGGCTAGAAAGTTCCGGGTGGGACGCAATGTTACCCACGAGCTTGGAATCAATCTTCTGGAACTGCTGCCCAATTTCCTTCAGGAGGAACTCGACGGTCATATACTCTGCATTGTCAAGGGAGAAGGCATCGGTTTCATCGTCCAACGTGGCATCGATCGCCCAGACGTTGTTGCTTTTCTTGAACTTGGATGTGATGTTTTTCCCGAAGTTCGCCTTCAGGGTATCAAAGCTATTGCCGGTGTAGGTCGTATGGAACACGATGCCCAGTTTGGTTTTTTTGATCTTCTTGGCCAGGGCGCTGTCAGCTGGTACCGCATAGGCAATGGTGTTGGGGTGGAAAACTACCATGGATTGCCCATCGATGGTTTCAGTCTTCAGGTCGGGGGCTGTGTACATCAGGTCGCCCTGGAAGATACCAGAGGTGATGCCAAGTTCGGAGCCGTACTTTAGGATGTCCGTGAACTTATCTTTGAGCTCGCCGCTTAGATCCGCGTCAATGTCGGACTGAGTCTTGTAAACCTTGGGCGTTTTGTTGAAGATACCCTTCTTGGCGACAAAGAACTTGCCGTCGGTAGGATCAATGCCTAGGACAATAGAAGGCGCGCCATCCCACTTCACCGTGTATGTGTTGCTGGTACTCTTAGTAAAGATCTTCCGCATGTCTCGGAGGTAATCTACGGCGCGCTTGATGCCCGGGATGCCTTCAATGAAAAGCAAATCGCCGATGTGCTCGAGATGAGTATTCACCTGCGACTCTGCTAACCAACTTTTGAAACTTTGCATCATTACCTTTGAGATATACTTTGTTTATTTATACATCTTAGAACACCTAGTACTTCAGAGTGAGTTGCTTGATAGAATATCTAAAATCTTCCTTGATGTAGATACCCAGCCGCTCCTCCATGTGCCGCAGCGTGACGTTCTTTTTAGTATTATAACGATAATCATCGGCAATGTCAAAGATGATTGCACCTGTTTTGCCTTCTTTCAGACGAAGCGTGCGACCGATGGACTGGCGGATCCGGATGGCAGACTTACCCGGGCAAGCAAAAATTAGGTTCTCGATGGAAGGAATGTTGATTCCAGTCGACATCAGTGACTCGGTCGCTACAATAATTGCATTCTCGTCGGTATCCAGAATCTTGCGAATGCGATCACGCTCCTCCACGGCCACGCCCCCGTGGATGAAGTACACCGGGCGAGTTTCCCCGACCTTCTTTTTGATCTCATCGTGCAGAAGCTTCCCGTGGTTTTCCACAAACCGATAGAGGATAAGAGTGTTGCCACGCGTGGCAACCGCCAGGTTGGTTATGAAGGTATTCCGCGCTGGGTTCGAGATGATCTGCTGAATCTCCTCCTTGTAGTCCATGCCCTTCAGCATCTTACAGAACTCGGGCGGGTGCCGGAGAAGTAGAACTCGAATCTCGATCGGCACTGCCTGCCCGGCTTCGATCAACTCGGCGGCAGAGATAATCTTGTGCACCGGGCCCATCAAGCCGATCAGCACCAAAGCATTGCACTGGATATCGTTCATCGTTCCCGTGGTCCCGATGCGGTGCTCGGTATGCTCGAAGCCCTCGATTGCCGCGGATACAACTACGGCCTTCAGGGTATGGGCTTCATCGGCGATCAGAACATCCGTGTTGGCGGTGAGGGCCAGATAGTTCTTGGGGTCGGACTTCTTCATGCTGGCTATAGTCTGCCAGGTCGACACGGTAACCGGCTTGTCAAAGATTCTTTCCTTGCCCGCGAATAGCTTGTGAACATTCTTGTCCACGTCCCATCCGTTTTTGCTGCTGTAATCTTTGAAGTCGTCGCACATTTGGTTAACTAGGTTAACAGTGGGAACGATCAGAACGAGCTGCTGCTCGTGTTCCAGAACATACCTGATAATACTATAGATGATCAGGGATTTGCCCGAGGACGTGGCCGACTCTAGAATGAGCCGCTTGTTCGAGAGCGCCTTGTATACGGCGGTGATCTGGTAATCTCGAATCTCGATCGGCACACCACGCCCCATGAGGTTTAGGCCCTTCATGAACTTAGCGACCTCATCATACGAGATTTTGATGGAAGGATTTAGTTCCTTGGCGATGGTGATGTCGTAATCACGAGATTTTGCGAACTTGTGAATTAGCTCCATCAACCCAAGATAAATCAGCTTGGTTCTAGAATTGTACAACTTAATTTTGCCATCCCAAAGCCCGGTTTTGAACTTGGGGCTAAACTTCGCGCCGGGCACGTTGAAGGTAAAGTGCTCACTAATTTCTTGCTCGATCCCGTAGTCGTCGCATTTCACGCGGATATGGGTGGCATTGTGGGGCAGTAAGGTTATCATAAGTTTGTCACAAAGTTATCATGGGTACAAAGTGTTACACTCTAGGTAGGTTAGTTTATTATGGGATTCTAAAACCCATGGTATAATGGTACCAGGTTCCCCGGTTGTTAGTTGTTCGCTGCTGCTGTTAAGGCCGTTTGACGAGACTGTGCAACACGAGGGCGGAGCCCGAAGTATAAGATTATCCACCCGACCTCCATTTTATAAATTCTACCGCATTGCGAATGTTAAATGATCTGGCCTTTATTTCGGATAACACCGAATCTAAAAACCAACCTATAATATGCAGGTATTCAATGCGAGCTAAAAGACGTTCAACATCTGGGCTTGCTGTTATCATAGAAACAATATCCGCCCGAAGAGTTTTATACTGCCACTGGGGCCAATCCTTCTCAGCGAGTTCAGCCGACGTCATCTCGCCCCTGAAGTACCGACCCCGGAGGACCTGCAGCTGGGCAAGTTCCATCTGGAGCTTCACCAACTGCAACTTCACATTGATGGCCTCATTGATATACTGGGAGTGGAGGTTACTCGTGCGCAACGCCGCACCGGATAGATCGTGTTCGTCAATGATACAATCTTGGGCCCATTTGTTTTTAAGTTCGGAAAGATTCATAATATAGATTTATAAGATCAGGGCGTGGAGAGAGTGTAATAGGAATATGCAAATGTTACTGATGCGATTATGGGTTCTGAATCAGAATTGGTACTGCTGAAGTTCATACCACCCAAACTAATAGGGAATGCATCAACATAATATGCCTGGACCAAAGGTTTGTTATGGTTGCTCATTATAGTTAGCACGCCATCCGTGAAACCTTTTGAGAGTTCGGATAGGCTTCCGGCATTCTTTGAGTTTCTCATCAGATCGGCATATAGTTGATGGGTGACAGGATAACCAAGGCCCATCATCCATTCGTGTATGGCCATATAGTTAGCCATGTTTTCATCCACGATAAACGTGCAATTTAGGTCAGAATAGGAAAGAGTTTCGCCGGGAAATGGAACATCGTGAACACTGGTATTCATCATTGTAGTTCCAAGTTGAATACTGGGTAGTTCAACAGACTGGAGCATGAAACTAATCTCGGGAAACTTGACCAGATTGAACTGAAAGTTTCCTGTTCCGTATAATGGCTGGCGATTATCCGGTGTCGGTGTAGCAATAATAGGCATAATTTATTTGAGTTTTGAGGCCCATTCCTTATCTATGGGATCCACGTTGAAACCTTTGAGGGTGATTGTTTGGTCTTTTTTGATGCCAGCCCGAACAAAGGCTAACGCGGCATCCTTATCTTCCTTTGGCGTTTTGTACATCACCGAGATATGGGGCTGAAAATCCGGGTATGAGTGTTTCATCCCAAGAGCCTTGAGGCCCTCATGTAACTTATTTAGGGTATCGCATTCAATCTTCACCACGATTGCGCATGTCTCCACGGTATCCGGAGAATCAAACGCAGCCACGGATTTTAGGTTGGCCTCAAACCCACCTGCATATTCCTTTAGAAACTCTTGGATCTTCTTCTCGAGTACTTCTGTCGTTTCGGAATACATCAGGGTGGCGTGCTGTTCGTCAATGCAGATCTTCGAGGTCGGAAACTTTTCTGCCAGACCTTTGATAATCATCGGCTTCGAGACATCCACGGAAACGTAGTTTCCCATGCAGGATTCGAGAAGATATTCTTTGAATGTGATCATAGTGGGCCCATGGATGTAACTTATTTATCCAATAGGAATACTTTATGTCCACAATCCCAAAACTTCCTATATTTTGCCGCGAACATAGATTCATCTTCGGTACCATCTATAAACTTATGACCCAAAAGATCCTTCAGTTTAGATTTTTGGGTCTGATATCGTGTTAAACATTTACCACCGAAGGTCCAGAAATAACCGGGTTCGGTCGTTCTGATGTGTTTGAAACCAGCAAGTTCATAAACTTTGCCGGTTCCATATCTCTTATCACAATAACTGAGTATAGATCCAGAATGCATTTGCCTGAAATATGACAGAAGCTTTTGAAACCCACCTATTACAGTGTAATCAATCTCCGTGGCAAATCGTATAAGTTCCCAATCTGCCTCAGAACTAAATCTTGGCTTCTTAAATGAAACAACCTGCACATTTTTATCCTCATAGGTAAGGGCCAAATTTATCTTGGCTACTGCGTTACCAGAGATATGGTTTTTCTCCATAAATTCACGGGTTTGTTTTGCAGTGAGTTCCTGGACGCTGCACTTCCTGGCATAAAGTTTGTTGCTAATACCAAGTCTAGATTTGACCATAGAGAGGACCAAGTTTTTCTTCTCTGTTATTTCCTTATCCGTAAAGTGTAATAGTTGTACACCGGCTTTGGCTGCATCGTCGGTTTTATCCCTATGTTTATTTTTTGATTCGCGGCTAATTGCTTTACTGCCGGCTGAGTGCCAATATAAGCCGTCTACCTCAATAGCTAATTTTTTATCCGAAAAGTAGATATCTAAATGTCTTGGGGCAATCACAGTCTTGTTATTAAACGCCATAGCACCAGAATATATTTCCTGAATTGCCTCGACTAATGAGATTTCCACAAAACTTCTTTGGTAATCATTATTCCTCTCAATCCCATGATTATCAATGAATGCGAGGACAGTCCCATAAAATATATCAAGCCCTTTGGCTATCTCCTGCGAAGATCTATTTTTTACTTTGTACTGATCCAGTATCCAGTTCTTATCGTTTAATTTGATAAGAACATCTTTGGATAATTTAGACTTTTTCCAAAAGTGCTTTAAATCTGGCCTCTGTGAATTGAATCTGTGCCCGGTTTTTGCTAACAGTGTCTCTTCCCTTTTTTTCTGGGAAGCCTTTTCATCCCTTAATGGGATAATATCCTTCATAATAAAGGCCATATCCTTATTTTTACAAGTATTTGAACAATAGAGCGACATTGTAACATTACCGCCGTTTATGGTGGCTATACAAGGCTTCCCACAAATTTTGCACGAGCATTTGGGTTTATCTGTGAGAATCATCATTACAGATTCGCGTAGGCTATAAGCGCCATCATACGTTGACATGATATTATTGTATAGATCTAATTTTCCTTGTCTCTGGAAATATTCCTTCCTTGATCTTTTTGACACAAATTTGTCGTCGATGAATAGAAGTTCTTTTATTTGGTTTTTCATAATACTTTGATATAAATGCATATTACATTATATATCATCCCCCGTAAATAGAAAATAAACAGCAGACGTGAAAAAGGGACCGCAAGGTC